TGTATTTGGATATAATAATAATGGTGTAAATGTAGAGTGGTATTGGGTAGATCAAGAGAAACAGTATTGGAAATGGAAGCCGAAGGCCACAGACTTAGAAGTTATTGATTCTACTATTGAAGTTAGAAATAAAATACATAGAGAGATAATGGATATTGAGCATCCAAAGAAAGAAACTAAGAAAGGAATTTATAAACTAAGAAGATGATAATATGAGAAGAGCAACAATTAAAGTACCACATAAGAGGATAACAGGTACACGAGGAAAGAAAACACATATTGGCAGAGGAAATGTAGGCTTTGCCACTATGCCTAAAAGAAAAAAATCTACATTTAAAAAATATCGAGGACAAGGGAGATGATACAAATGAAACCAGATGTAAGCAACATGACACTAGAAGTTATCGAAGCTATAAAGAATAAAGAAACTGTAGTCTTTGAGTATGGAAAACAAGAATTAAGAAACATAAAACCAGAAGGATTTTTTGGAGACTATGATGGTTTTCAAGGAACTGATATACAACTTAACCAATTTAGAAGGTTTAAATTCTCAGAGGTAACAGACTGGATAGGTGTTAAACCAACAGTAATGAAAGAATTTACAATAACTGTACCTTGTACTATCCATTATAAAGTAGTAGCTAATAACAAGAAAGAAGCTATACATATATTCCTAGCAAATCCTTTAGATATTAAAGGCATTGTAGATATAGAAGAAACTGCCAATGAGGAATTTGAAATAATAAATGAGGTAGAATTAGATTGAATATAGATATATATGAAGGAGATTGTATAGAGCAACTTAAAAGATTGGCAGATCAATCTATTAATACCTGTATTACTTCGCCTCCTTATTGGGGATTAAGAAACTATCAAGAAGATAAACAACTTGGTATGGAAGATACTCCAGAAGAATTTATTAGTAACTTGGTAGATGTATTTAGAGAAGTAAAACGAGTGTTGCGTGATGACGGAACAGTATGGTTAAACTTAGGAGATACTTATTGTGGTACAGGACATAAGGGTAACTATACTGACCCTAAACATAAAGAAGGTAGAAACGGACAGAAGATAGCTTTAAATAATAAGATAGATGGCCTTAAATCTAAAGACCTAGTAGGTATTCCTTGGAGAGTTGCACTAGCTTTACAACAAGATGGCTGGTATTTAAGACAAGATATTATATGGCATAAACCTAATACTATGCCTGAAAGTGTTAAAGATAGATGCACTAAAGCACATGAATATATATTCTTATTGAGTAAGAATAAGAAGTATTACTATGATGATGAAGCCATTAAAGAAGATGCTGTTATAGGTAAAAAAAGAAACAAAAGGTCAGTATGGACTGTACCAACTAAACCATTTAAAGGCGCACACTTTGCCACATTTCCTCCTGAATTAATAGAACCCTGTATATTAGCTGGGTGTCCTGAAGGTGGTGTAGTTCTTGATCCCTTTGGAGGTAGTGGAACAACAGCTGTAGTGGCTAATAATCATTATAGGAATGCTGTTTTAATTGAATTAAACAGGTCTTATATAGCCATAATGAAGAAAAGATTAGAAGAACAAGGAAGTATATTAATAAATATTAATGACAAATAGTTATCCCTTGAATGAAAATTATAGGTAGGAATGAGTATCTTTTGTAAGACCCTTGATAAAAAAATCCTGGTAAAAACTAGATTTATAAAAAATATTTTGATAGAATGCGACACATGAAAACTATAACTAAAGAAATAAATAAAGGCGACATTGTATGTTTTAATCCTACTGTGCAGATAGTTAAAGGTCTATTGAGAAATAGAAGCTGGGCAAAGCTAGGAGGATTTTATCTATACGAGGTCATTACTATTGGACGTAAATGGGCAACAGTTAGGTTACTCTTTCCTAGTGTAAAGAAGAGAATGCCTGTTCATGTATGGCAAATGATTGTTGAGAATAAGAATTTTACTAAAGTAATTAATGGACAACATGAATACATTAACAGAAAGTAACGATTTATTAGTATTAAACCAGAAGCAATATAAGATATTGTATTGTTATGATAATGTTTATAGGGAATGCTACAATATGAAGATACCACATCAAGTAGAATATGATAAAGATAATTCATCTTACATACTGTCATTCCCTAGTAAAAGTTGTTACGATGATTTTGTAACCTATATCTATGACCCATATTTAAAAGAAGATGAAGTCAATCAATAGTTATAGATATGCCCTCCAACGATTGACTTACGCTAATTCAGTTAGCTTCAGTTTAGGGAGTCTGGAATCTTCAAGAGAAAACTCCCACAGTTTTAAAATTTTGTTTAATAAAAATAGGAGAAAACAATATGTTACTACGCGGTAAAGCAATGTGGGCTTCAATAACCTCACCAGGAAAAACGAATTTCCCACCACCTAAGTATTCTTTAGATTTAGTTCTCGATGATGAGACTGCCAACAAGTTAAAAACTGAAGGCTTTAATGTCAGAGATGATAAAGAATATTCACCTTTTGTAACTATTAAAAGGGAAGTAAATAGGAAAGATGGTACTGCTAATGCAGTACCTAAATTAGTTGATGCTGATAAGAATCCTTTAGATTGTAAGGTAGGCAATGGTTCAGATGTAACTGTTCAATGTAGGCCTTGGGATTGGACATTTGGGGATAAATCAGGTAGAAACTTAGACTTACAAGCTGTTCAAGTAACTAATCTCATAGAGTATGAAGGTACTACTATGGATGGTGATGAGCTTGGACTTACTAACGAAGAAGAAGAATTGGAGTTTTAAATGACAGAAGATAATATGAATGAACCACAAAAACCTTTCATCACTATTGATGATGTGCAGATCAATATTGAAGACTTACCTGAAGAAGGACAAGGAGTTTTCGGAAGACTGCAAAGATTAAATCAGAAGAAAGCTAATATGGTCTTAGACCTTGAAGAGGTACAAGCTGGTATTAACTTTTTCTCTAATAGAATTGTAGACATTGTTAATAATGATGGAGAAGAAACTGTATCTGAAGATGAAACCTCTGAAGAAGAGGATACTGACTCAGAATAGTTGTGCCTGAACGAGTGGGTAGTCCCCTTATTTGTACTATCCACTCAATTTTAAAATTTAAAGGAGTAGTTGTATATGCCTTCTTCTGGAGTAGCTAAAACACATCAATCATGTCCTATCTGTAAGCATAAGAAATGTTTAACAGTATTTTCTAATGGTACAGCTTGGTGTCATAGTCATAATGTTGAAGGAGATAAACCTTTTAGATACAACGAAGAGTTAATTAATCATAAACCTGAGTATACCACACCTCCTATACCAACTGGAGATAATTCTAAATATGTTTTCGGTAGTATAGCAGATAGAAATATATCAGAAGAGACTGCTAGAAAATATGGGGTTAAGTTATTGTATGATCAACAAGGAAATATTATTGAACATATGTATCCTTACTATTCAGAGAATACTCTAACAGCTTCTAAGATTAGAACAGTTGCTACTAAAAATTTCAGGTGGACAGGAACACAAGGCGAAGTAGGATTGTTTGGTGAGAACCTTTTTAAATCAGGAGGTAAATACCTTATGATTGTAGAGGGAGAGCTGGATGCTTTAAGTGCTCACCAACTTACAGGAAATAAATGGCCTGTAGTTTCTATTCCTTCTGGAGCTAATAGTGCTGTTAAGTCTGTTAAAGAAAGTTTAGAATTTGTAGAGGGGTTTGAGTTTGTTGTTATTTGTTTTGATAAAGACAAGTCAGGGAAAGAAGCCGCTAAACAATTAGCTAGGATAATAAAACCAGGAAAAGCTAAGATAATGAACTTACCTAATGGATTTAAAGATGCTAATGATATGCTCAAGGCTAATGCACATAAGCAATTCCTCCAATCCTTTTGGGATGCAAAGGTCTACACTCCTAGTGGAGTCATAAACATCTCTGAACTAAGAAAGAAATTTCATAATAGAGAATATAAAGAAAGTATACCTTATCCTTGGGAAGGATTAAATAAGAAGCTATTAGGAATGAGACAATCTGAAATGGTTGTCCTTACAGGAGGCACAGGTCTTGGTAAGTCTTCTGTAACACGAGAGTTAGAACATCATTTAATAATGAATACAACAGATAATGTTGGAGTCATAGCATTAGAAGAAGATTGGAGGAGAACTGTTGATGGTATTCTTTCTATTGAAGCTAATGCTAGACTCTACATAGATCAAGAAAGAGAAAAGTTTTCTACTGAAGAACTGGATAGATTGTTCAACACTCTTTATGACGGAGCGAATAAAGATAGAGTGTGGGTACACGCTCACTTTGGTACTAATAGTATCGAAGAAATCTTTTCTAAACTTAGATACATGATCATAGGATGTGATTGTAGGTGGGTAGTTATAGATCATTTACATATGTTAGTATCAGCTGTACATGAACGAGATGAGCGTAGAGCTATTGATGATATTATGACACGATTAAGGAGTATAGTAGAAGAGACAGGAGCAGGAATTATATTAGTTTCGCACCTTAGAAGGGTTGATGGGAATAAAGGACATGAGAATGGAATAGAAGTTAATCTTTCACATCTTAGGGGTAGCAATAGTATAGGACAATTAAGTGATTGTGTTATAAGTTTAGAAAGAGATCAACAATCAGATGATCCAGATGAAGCTAACACAACAAGAGTCCGAGTATTAAAATCCAGATACACAGGGAATGTGGGATTAGCTACCTCTTTACTCTACGATCAAGATACTGGTAGACTTAGTGAAGTACCTTTACATGAATATGAATTTAACAATGACGGAAATGAACTTAGTATTTGACATAGAAACTGACGATCTTAATGCTACTAAGATACATTGTATTGTAGCTCAAGATGTAGAGACTAAAGAACTATATAAGTTTCCTCCAGAAAAACTTTCTGAAGGTTACGCTTTATTACAGAGTGCTGATAAATTAATAGGACATAATATTATTGGTTTTGATATACCAATGGTAGAGAAGTTTGGTAATATAGATTTATCCAGTAAGTCTGTAGTAGATACTTTAGTTTTATCTAGACTGTTTAATCCAGTAAGAGAGGGAGGACACAGTTTAGATTCTTGGGGACATAGACTTAAACTACATAAGATAGAGTTTGAGGACTACGAAAATTATAGTATTGATATGTTAAACTACTGTGCAAGAGATGTACAATTAAATGCATTAGTACTTGAAAGACTTAAAAAAGAGAGCGCAGGTTTCTCAAAAGATAGTGTTTATTTAGAACATGAGACTGCTAAGATATTAAAAGAACAAGAAGTAAATGGATTCTTATTTAACGATAAACAGGCTGAGTTGTTATTAGCTGATCTAAGAGAAAGGATGTTTAAGATTGAGGAAGAAGTACATCAGGTATTTAAACCTAAGTTGATTGACATTAAAGAAGTTAAGCCTGTACTAAAGAAAGATGGAACATTATCTAAGAAAGGATTATCAGAAGAAGAATACAATGATAGAGTAGCTACTAATGATACAACTCCTTTCATGCGTAGAAAGTTACAGGACTTTAATCTAGGTTCACGTAAACAGATAGGAGAATATTTAATAGAGTTTGGTTGGAAACCTAAAAGATTTACTCCTACTGGACAGCCTATTGTAGATGAAAAGACTTTAGCTAATATAAGTAATATCCCACAGGCTAGGTTGATAGCTAAGTTTTTACTATTACAGAAACGCATAGCACAGGTAGATTCATGGATTGAAGCACAGAGAGAGGATGGTAGGGTACATGGTTTTGTTATTCCTAATGGTACTATTACAGGAAGAATGGCCCATAGAAATCCTAACATGGCTCAAGTACCAAGTATTAAAAGTCCTTTTGGACAAGAATGTCGTTCTTGTTGGACAGTTCCTGAAGGATATAAATTAGTAGGAATAGATGCAAGTAGTTTAGAATTAAGAATGCTTGCACATTATATGAACGATGAGGAGTTTACAAATGAAATCATTAACGGAGACATACATACCTTTAATCAAAAACTTGCAGGACTTAAATCAAGAGATCAGGCGAAGACTTTCATCTATGCCCTTATCTACGGAGCAGGAGATGCAAAACTTGGAAGTGTGGTTGGAGGAAGTATCCAAGATGGCAAAAGACTTAGACAACATTTCTATGATAATAAACTATCATTTAAAAGACTTGGAGATGCAGTTAGAAAAGTCGCGCAACAAAATTTCATAAATGGTTTAGATGACAGAAAGTTATTTGTTCGTCATTCTCATGCTGCTCTCAACACTTTACTACAAGGTGGAGGAGCTATTGTTATGAAGAGAGCTTTAATAATGTTACAGTCATTAATTAAATTAAATACACTTGATGCTAGATTCGTAGCTAATATCCATGATGAATGGCAGATGGAAGTTAGAGAAGATATAGCAGACTTTGTAGGTGAACGTGCTGTTGGCTGTATTGTTAAGGCAGGTGAGTTTTATAATCTTCGCTGTCCTATGGATGGTGAATACAAAATAGGAGATAATTGGAGTGAAACACATTGAAACTGTTAAAATAAAAGACCTCGTAATATGGAGGCATCATAACGATTATGGTTATAATAAAGTTTGGCCACGGAAAGATACAGTTATGTTTAGATTACCTAAAGGTAGAACACCTTTGGTTGTTGTAGATATAATATGTAATGCTGAACGGAAAGGCCCATTAGAAGTAATGGTTCGTGCACAGTATTTATATTCATACTCTAAAGTAACATTTAGTGGAGAAGATGAGGTAGTTCCTTTGAAACTTATTAAACTATCTGATCCTGAAGATAAACATTTTGGTTGGTATTTTAGGGATGAGGTTGACTCAGATAACTTTTGGGAAAAAATGTTTGATGCCTATGATGGTGGAGGTGATAGTCATAGATTGATAAATGGTAAGCCTTGTGTTTATTGGACAGAAGGTATGTGGATTTCAAAAGATGGTATGGAATTAGATGAAGGAAGATAATATGAAACACATTGAAGGTAATAGAGTAGGAGACATGGCAGAACATTATGCTACCACTTGGTTATGGGATAATGGCTATGAAGTAT